ATTGCTTTCATTGTAATTGGTCCACTTGCTAAAATTGTAGCATATGGAGCAGTTCTATATGGTCTTTATACTATAATTCGCTCCGAGTAACATGGGCGTACTGGTATTATTAGTAGCTCTAAGTATATCAGGAGTTGCGGCATGGTATAGTATTGCAGGACTTGCAGCTATATTTGCCGCAGCTCAAATACCTATTATTATAATGGGTGGAGTCTTAGAGGTAGGAAAATTAGTTACCGCATCTTGGTTATACCAAAACTGGAAAGAGATACCTTTCCTTTTAAAATCTTATTTAACGATAGCTGTTGTTGTACTCATGTTTATTACAAGTATGGGTATTTTTGGTTTTTTATCTAAAGCACATATTGACCAAACCGTTCTCTCTGGTGACAACACTTTATTAGTACAGCAGTTAGATAATAGAATAGCCAGACAAAATAAAGTAGTTAGAGATAATGAACTTGTAATAGCACAGTTAGATGGTGTTGTACAAATTTTAATGGATGCAGATAGAGTAAGAGGTAACTCTGGTGCTATTGCTGTTAGAAACTCTCAAAAAGAAGAAAGAGATGAACTTAATCAAAATATAAATGAAGCAAGTAATATAATATTTGAACTACAATCTGAAAAGTTAAAATTACAACAAGAACAAAATCAATTAGAAGCTGAAGTAGGACCTATAAAATATATTGCTGAATTATTTTATCAAGAAGATACTACTAAAGATATGCTTGAAGAAGCAGTAAGATGGGTTATTATAATTATTGTATTTGTATTTGATCCATTAGCTGTATTATTGTTAGTAGCTGCTAACATGTCATTAATAAAATCTCGTAATAAAATAAAAACTAAACAAGTAGCAGCTTTTAATGATATATCTCAATTTAATATTGAGAGTAGAGAGATAGAAGAGGATGAAGAGTTTGCTAATATGACCCCATCTCAAATAGATATGGAAATTGAAGCATATAAAAATAATCCTAAATCTCAAAGGGAAGGTACTTACATTAATCGTAGATATAAAAAACTAGTCGCGTATAAAAAAATACTTGACTCGAAATAGTAAGTAGTATATAATTATATTTTATGAACGTAATATGGAGTTATGATGTCTGAATTTTTTCGAACTATGGTAAAAGAGTTGAATGATGAGAATACAACTATCGCAGAAGATGGACTTAATAGTTCTGAGTTTAGTGGGACTGTTGATACTGGATCGTTTATCCTTAATGCTGCCTTATCTGGCTCCCTTTATGGTGGAGTTCCTAACAACAAAATTACTGCCTTTGCTGGTGAATCTGCCACCGGTAAGACTTTTTTTGTTATGGGGGTAGTTAAACAATTTTTAGATGATAATCCAGATGCTGCTGTATTCTATTTTGATACTGAGGCTGCTGTTACTAAAGATATGATGCAACAAAGAGGTATTGATACTAAACGTGTTATTATATCTGAACCCGAAACTATTCAGAAGTTTAGACATACTGCTCTTCAAATAATTGATAACTATTCTAAAACTCCTGAAGGTTCTCGACCTCCTATGATGATGGTCTTAGATAGTCTTGGTCAGTTATCTACTACTAAAGAAGTAGAGGATACTGCATCTGGTTCTGAGACTAGAGATATGACTAAGGCTGCTGTATTGAAAGCTACGTTTAGAGTACTTAACTTAAAACTGGCTAAGATAAATGTACCTCTTTTAGTAACTAATCATGTTTATGATGTTGTAGGTTCTTATATACCTATGAAAGAAATGTCTGGTGGTTCTGGTTTAAAGTATACTGCATCTCAGATTGTATTCTTAGGTAAGAAAAAAGAAAAAGATGGACAAGAAGTAGTTGGTAATATTATTAAAGTAAATATGATGAAATCTCGATTTACTAAAGAGAATAAAAAGATTGAAGTATTACTAACTTATGATAAAGGTCTAAATCGTTATTATGGGTTATTGCAATTAGCTGAAAAATATGATATAATAAAGAAAGTATCTACTCGATATGAACTTCCTGACGGTACTAAAGTATTCGGTAAAGCTATTAATAATGAACCTGAAAAATATTTTACTGATGAAATTATGGAGCAGTTAGAAGAAGCTGCTAAAGAAGAATTTATGTATGGTAGTGCTAGTGAAGTTATAGAAGAAGAGGTCTTTGATGAGTAATGAAGTAGATGTAACAGGTAAATACGAGGTAATGTTTGATCCTAATGTACCTGAAGGTACTTCTCCTATTCGAATACTTGAAGGTAAGTTTCGAAACTTTGTATATCGTTATGATACTGTTGCTATGGAAGAACATAAAGACGGTAATAGTTTAAACGTACAATATAATTATACATTAATTGAAGTACCTACAAGCTATAATGTAGTTAATGAAGAGGCCGAAAAGTCTGAGTTTGAAAATTTTATCGGCGATATTGTTTATGATATAATTGTTAATACTGATAAGGTAAAAGAAACTAATGTCAATTGAACAAACTGTATTAAGTAATATTTTAACTAACGAGTCTTATGCTCGAAAAGTAGTTCCTTTTCTAAAAGAAGAATATTTTCAAAATGTATCTGAACGTACTGTGCTTAAAAAAATAAATGAGTATATGGATACATATAATAAAGCTCCTACAGCTAAAACTCTCGTTATTGAAGTTGGTAATGATCAGTCGTTAAACGAAAATGATTATACTAATTGTATAACTCTACTTGATAATCTAAACGCCTATACTGATACTCATGACTTAGATTGGTTAGTTGATAAGACAGAAGAGTTTTGTCAAGAAAAAGCTGTCTATAATGCTATCATGGAATCTATTCATATTATAGATGGTAAATCTAAAACTAAAACTAAAGATGGTATACCTTCTATACTTTCTGATGCTTTGTCTGTTGGTTTTGATAATAATATTGGTCATGACTTTTTAGAAGATTACGATCAACGATTTGATTTTTATCATACTGTTGAAGAAAAGATACCATTTGATATTGAGTTTCTTAATAAGATAACTAAAGGCGGTGTTGCTAAAAAGTCTTTAAATATTATTCTTGCTGGTACTGGTGTAGGTAAATCTCTAGCTATGTGTCATTTTGCATCTAATAATTTAATGGATGGCAAAAATGTATTATATATTACTATGGAGATGGCTGAAGAAAAGATTGCTGAACGAATAGATGCTAACTTACTTAATGTAACTATGAGTGAGCTAGAAGAACTACCTAAGCTAATGTACGATCAAAAGATTAATAAAGTAAGAAAAAATACTTCTGGTAAATTAATTGTAAAAGAGTTTCCTACTGCTGGTGCACATGCAGGTCATTTTAGGCATTTAGTAAATGAATTAAAGATAAAAAAAGGTTTTGTACCTGATATCATATATGTTGATTATCTAAATATATGTGCTAGTAGTAGAATGAAGGGTGTAGGAGGAGCAGTTAATACTTATTCCTATATAAAATCTATTGCTGAAGAACTGAGAGGATTAGCTGTTGAAAAAGGGGTACCGATATTCTCTGCAACGCAGACGACGCGTAGTGGTTTTAATAGCTCGGATATTGGGCTTGAAGATACGTCCGAATCTTTTGGACTACCCGCTACCGCCGACTTGATGTTTGCTTTAATAAGTACTGAAGAACTTCAAGATCTTAATCAGATAATGGTTAAGCAGCTTAAAAATAGATATAATGATCCGACTATTAATAGAAGATTTGTAGTTGGTGTTGATCGAGCTAAGATGCGTTTATATGACGTTGAAGACTCAGCTCAAAATGATATAATGGATGGTCCGTCAGACGAACTACCATTATTTGATAACACGCCTGTAGGAAAGGCATTTGAACAGAAAGACTTTAAAGCTCTATTTTCGTAGAGTAGGAGAAACAAATGGCATTAAGAGAGAATTTATTGAAAGCATTATACGCCCATGCAGCCGGGCATTTAGCAAAACATAGAGCTAATATCGAAGTATATTTAAACAGTTCGGTAGGAATTGGAGAGCATCCTGATATCATTGAAGCTATGGAAAAAGAATTAGATGAGGTAGCAAAGTACGATGATCAATTAGAAATGCTAAAGAAACATTTTAAAGCTACGGAGGAGTAATTGCAGAATAATGTTCCTGATCTAGAACATGATGCATGTGGTACTGAAGATTGTTGCGGAGAATGCGAAACAGCTGATCCGAAAATAAATAAAAAAGTAGTTGCACTTAAAGAAAAAAGCGACTATAATAAAGATTCGTAATAGGAATTGTCCTATTCGATACCCCCGACTCGCAAGAGTCATTTTGTTAAACTTTAATATGGAGAGTCATATGACAACATCTCAAACTGATAGAGTAGAAGCTGCGCTTCTTACTGGAAAATCTTTTTCAGCAAAGCAAATTGCTTCTATGTTTAATGTAGCGTCGCCTACAAAAATTATCTCTTTGGTAAGACAAAAAGGTAATGCTGTATATCTTAACAAGCATACAGATTCTAAAGGAAGAACCACTATGAAATATAGGATCGGTACTCCTTCGAAAGAACTTGTTGCTGCAGGATACAGAGCACTAGCTCAAGGCGTCTAGGTTTGTGACCTGAAGAAAACTTAACGTTTTCGATAACCCGTTGATTTCTAAGGAGAATTTTTTCCAAGGATTTCAACGGGTTATTTTTTTTGCAACTTTTTTTTAACCTATTGATTTCATTGAATACTTTTTTCCTTTTTTAGTTGATTTTTAGTTCTTTTGTGACTATAATATATGTAAGAAATAAGGAGATATTAGATGTTAAATTATGTAAGTGGTTATGAATATACTGGAAGAAACGCTGACGTTCTTGCTGAAACTGGTGTAGATGCAGTTGTTACTTTTAAGCAAGCAATAAGAGACTTAAAAGTGTCTGGTAAGAAAATGAAAGGTATCAAAAAGGTTGCTACTTTAATTCGATACTCAAAGAAAGAAACTGAGATCGATCCTGAAACTGGAAAAGAAAAACCTAAAGCTATTTTCTTTTCTGTATTTGACGTTCAAGACGTTTTAAAGAGGAAGTAAATATGAGCAAGATGGGTGCTTGGGTCATGGATATGCAAGAAGATGCTGCTAACATGACCTTAACTCAGTTCTGTGAAAAGCATGGTCAAAGTCAGCGATCATTTTATTTGAACTTTCATGGTATACCACATGAAATTGTTTTTGAAGATCGCAGCGGGGACGATGAAGATGTTGATTTTGTAGCTGTTAGAGGTATAGATTAACAGTTGCCTTTTGTCTTGAAAGAGACTATAATGTGTTATATTATGGAGAACGTGTATGTTAAAAGTTGTAACTTTAAAAGCTAAAAAGGTTATCTCTATTAAAGAGTTTAACGAGCAAGTAGATGAAGATGCTATGAAAAAAGCTCTCGTCGAATCAGATCGAGCTATTTGGTCCGCTCGAGAAGAAAATGATCAAGTGTATGTTGCATTAATGCAAGATGATAGACTTCTTCGTTATATGAATGATACCGGTTGGTATACACCTAAGAGGTCTATCTATGAGTGATCGTTTAACTCCTAAATGGACTGAAACTCTCGATGAGGCCTTTGGTGCTACTGGTACTAAAGGTCGACTCGGTGAAGAATTTTTGATTGAATCTCTTAAAGCCTGGGGCTGGGAGGTTAATCATTTTGAGTCTAATAAAAAAATGCAAACGTCTGGTATAGATCTTGAATTTAAAGATCCTAAATGGAGAAGTTTCTATA